GATTTACTAGAGGAGTATCTCAATTCTTAACTGGTTGGTTTACTGGTGGTAAATTACTTAAAGGTGGTTCTTCATTAGTAAGTACAAATGTTGCAGTTAAAGGTGCAAACCTTATAGCTAAAAATCCTGTAAAGACTTCTTTAGTTAGAGGTGCTTTTGCAGATACTGTTGCCTTTGATGAAGAAACAGGAAGACTTACTGATGTAATTATTAATTATGCACCATCAACAAAAGATACTTGGTTAGGTTATTTAGCTTCAGACCCAGACGATACTTTCTGGCAAGGAAGATTTAAAAATGCAATAGAGGGTTTAGCTTTAGGTGGTCTTACAGAAAGTGTATTTAGAACTTACAGATATGTAAAAAACACTAATGATAAAAGATTAGGTAATAAAATTACTGATAAACAAAAGAAAGAAATTAAAGAAGATGAAAAGTTTCTTAATGAAAAGAATGAAGCAAATCTAAATCCAAAAGCAGAACAAGTAGCAGTAAGAACACAAAGTAAAATTACAGATTTAGAAATTAAACCTGATGAAATAATAGAACAGAATTACAATAAATTTATTAAAGGTGAAATAGATTTAGACCAAACATTAGATTTAGGTTTGAATGTAAATTCATTTAGAGCATTATCTAAAGACGGAATAAATCAAGTTCAAGCAATTACAAAATCTTTAGAAAAACAATTAGCTAAATTAAAAGAGCCACAAATATATGCTCTTTTAGAAAGACGTGCAGAAAGACAATACAACGGAGATATTCTTAAAGTATTGAAAGATGGTGAAGAACTTGCAGGTTCTATGGATAAAGGAAGAACAACCATTATTGCACACGAAACACTTACACAAAGTTTATTAAATGTTTTTCCAAAGATGACACGTGCTTATAAGAATGGTACGGACAATGTCACATTAAAAGAAGTACAAGACTTACATTATCTTTTAGAAAAAGCATTTTTAAATACAGCAGAGATAAGAACTCGTTGGGGTCAAATGGGTCAAATCTTTCAAGGTGTAAAAGATAAAGCATTAAGTTTTGATGATTTAGGAAATAAAATAAAAGGTATTACTACTGACTTTAAAAATTATGGTGGTAATTACGAAGAATTTTTAGACCAAATTGCTAAAGCAGATAACAACAGAGCAGTTGGTGAAGTATTAAGATGGGTTGGTAAGAATAAAACTTGGGCAGTTCTTAATGAAGTTTGGATTAATGCTCTACTATCCTCACCTAAAACTCACCTTATTAATATGACTTCAAACGTCATAAATACTTTTATTAGACCATTAGAAGTAGGTTTAGGTTCAAGAATGAACTTGTGGTTAGAAAATCCTGCTAAAGTAAGAATGTTAAAAGAGCAGGGCAGAGAAGCTACAACTGTATTTGCAGGTCTATTTAGATATTTAGATGAAGTTTTAGAATATACAAAAGTTGCTTTCAGAAATGAAGATACTGTTATTGGTGGTGCTTCTGGCAGAACTAAATTAGATACACCATTAAAAGCAACAGGTGATGGTGTCATTGGTAAAATTGTAAGAACACCATCTAGATTTTTAAATGCAGAAGATGAGTTCTTTAAACAAATATCTTACAGAGCAAAACTTTATCAATTAGCAGTCAAAGACGCTTTAGAAAAAAATAAAAGCACTTCAAAGATTGTAGGTACAAATATTAAAAATAGAAAACCTATAACTGAGTTTGACGCACACGTAGTTAATTTTGAAAGAGCAGGTTTTGATGAAACAGGTCTTATTGGTATTAATCCTGACGCATTAAGATATGCAGAAGAAACTACATTTACACAAAATTTAACAGGTATAACAAAGCAAGTTCAAGATACTGTAAACAAGTATCCAATATTAAAACAAGTACTTCCGTTTGTTAGAACACCTATAAATCTATTCAAAGCTACAATGGATAGAATACCAGTAGCAGGTTTATTAAGAAAAGAATTTAGAGACGACTTTGTAGGTCGTAGTGGTAATGCTTATAGAATGGCAGAAGCCAGAGGTAAACAAGCCATAGGTCTTGCAACAATGACAATGGCAGGTTTGATATTTAAAGATAGAATTTCTGGTGGACAACCAACTTCTGAAATAGAAGCTAACTTACCTAGAAACTTACAGAACTTAGCAAAGACAGATTTAGGTTTTGTACCTTATTCAGTAAGAATAGGAGACAAACAATATTCGTTTGGAAGATTAGACCCATTCGGTGCATTGTTTGGAATAGTAGCAGACTTCAATAGATACTATGATTTAGCAACTAGAGAAGAATTAGAAAGATTAGGTAATGCTACTAATATGCTTCTTTGGACACAGACAGGAGAAAACAGTTTATCAACTTTACAGAAAGCACAAAACTTTACAGGTGCTAGTTGGTCTGCATTAACAAGAAACGTATTTAGTAAAACTTATCTTCAATCACTTATGGAGATAATTAAGATAGCAACTGATGATGATACTTACACTGCTGAAAGATGGTTTCAAAATAAGATTGGTTCTTACATACCAAACATTTATACAAAATTAGTTAATGACCCATACTTTAGAGAAGCAAAAACAATAACAGATAATTTAAAGAAAAGGTCTGGTTTCTTTACAAAAGAAGTACAAGTCAAACATAATATCTTTGGTGAGAAATTAGAATATAGTGGTGACTTCACTGAAAGGTTAATTAGAACATTGATTAATCCTTTAGGAACAACAGAAGTAAAAGAAGATATTGTTGCAGAAGAATTTATAAGACTAGGTCAATCAGTTCCTGATTTAAATATATTCTTAGATGGTAAATTAGATACTACTAAATTTAAGAATGAAAAAGGACAAAGTCTTTATGATAGATGGAATGAAATTATCTCTAAAGATTTAAAACTTAAAAAAGAATTAGAAAAAATAATAAAAAGTCAGGGATACCAAAATTTAACTGACCCAATAACAATTGATAGCAGAAGCAAAGACAAAGGTAAGAAACACGAAGTCTTAGTTAATGTTATCAAGAAAACTAGAAAAATAGCTAAAGCAAAACTTTTATCTGAGTTAAAAAACTTTACTTCAATTACTGATGATAGATTAAATGCACAAGTTAGTTTTCAAAGAGCATTAAAAAACAACGCATTAATTAAATCTGGCTTCAGAGAAAATAGTGATGTGTTGTTACCACTATACCAATTAGGAACAAATTAAGGAATAAAATATGTCGTTCAATGCACGTGTCAGCTATACTGCTGACGGAAACACAAGTACGTTTGCTATAACATTTAGTTTTATAGATAGCACACACGTAAAAGTATTTTTAGATGGAGTAGCTACAACTGCTTTCACAATATCAGGAAGCAATGTAGTAATGAACAGTAATCCTGCAAATAGTACTGTTGTATTAATTAAAAGAGAAACACCAACTGACGCTAGACTTGTTGATTTCCAAGATGGCTCTGTATTAACAGAAAGTGACTTAGATAAGTCAGCAGACCAAAACTTCTTTATTGCACAAGAGATTAATGATGAAAGTCAGAGTGCTATGAAGTTAGCAACTGACGATACCTTTGACGCTTTAAATAAAAGAATTAAAAATGTTGCAGACCCAGTTAATAATAATGACGCTGTAAACAAAGGTTTTATATCTACTAATTTAGCAAACATAAATACCGTTGCAGGAATTTCTACGCAGGTCACAAATGTAGCTAATAGTTTGTCAGCTATCTCAACTGTAAATTCTAATTCTACAAACATTAATACAGTGGCAACTAACATTGCTGACGTAAATACAGTAGCTACAAATATTGCTGACATTACAACGGTTGCTAATGATTTGAATGAAGCTGTCTCAGAAATTGAAACAGTTGCACAAGACTTACAAGAAGCGTCACCAGAAATTGACGCTGTTGCAAATAATATTGCAAATGTAAATGCTGTTGGTACTGATATTGCTAACGTCAATTCAGTAGCTACGAACATTGCAAATATCAATGCAGTAAACACAAACGCTTCCAATATAAATGCAGTAGCAGGAAACGAAACAAATATTAACGCAGTAAATAGCAACGCAACAAATATTAATGCAGTTGCAGGTGACATTACGAATGTAAATAATGTTGGTGGTGCAATAGCCAATGTTAATTCAGTTGCTTCTAATTTATCAGGTATAAATAGTTTTGCTGAAAGATACAGAATACAAGCAGGAGTACCATCAACAAGTAATGATGTCGGAGACCTTGTTTTCGATACAACGGCTCAGAAACTAAAAGTCTTTGATGGAACGTCATACCA